CCGCAAGTGGCTCATAACAAATACCGTCCAACAACCTCCTCGAAATTATGGCACGGTATTTCTGTTTATGTATTCTTTGTTCAATTAGATATTCAATTTCGTTCCTTGTTAGTGCGTCCCAAGGCTTCATTTCTTCTTTCTTCTTGTTCCTTTGCTCTTCCCCGATTTCTTTCTTCTCACTCTGCGTCTAACTGTCACTCTTTGACCCATCGTTTACCTCGTTGTACGCTCCTACAATGTTGACGCCCAATCCGTCCTGCGTTACAGACGTCTCTTCGCCTACATATTCATACTGATTCCAGAAATACAGCCAAAGTGCGTTTGAAGCAAAGATAACGACCAAGCATATTATAATGATCTGGGTTAGCCTTTTTATCGTTCTTTCGAGTCTTGCTACCTCTGCTTCGTGTGCGATATACGGTACGGTGATTTTCTCTTCCATCTCATTGCTCCTCTCATAACTCGATGTAGTGATTTACCATATCTTGATATACTTTCTTCAACTTATCTATATCATTCCCTGTTACAAGATGATTGATAAGAGTCATTAACGCTTTCCCTTGAACTTTTTGCTCCTCTTCGATTCTGTCAAGGTATTTGTCTAATTCCTCAAGGCGGTCTTTTTCCTTATTGAACCGTTCATCGTGCTCTTTCACTTTTGCTTTTACCTCTTTAAATGGATTTAACGCTGAAACTATTATCTTTACGCCTCCTCCAATAATAGCAAGAGCACCAAACAACTCTAATATTGTTGTGTACGTGATTTCTATACTACTCATAAGTGTGCCGTGGGAGAGGGCTATGGTAATTTTTCTAGGGGTTTCGTGAGATTATTTATAATTATGGAGTTTGATATAACGCCCTCTCCTCTATTTGATTATATTACTTTTCTTCCTCTATGTAAAGAATTAGTTGGCAATCAGTTTGCCATCTTTATCGAATGTGCAAGGCACGTTTCTGTTCCCTACTACCATATGTCCGTCTCCATCAAGATAATACATATTGTTCTTCCAACGTACCCACTTTCCTGCAAGCATCTTGCCTCCACTTCCAAGATAGCACCAACCTTTGGAATCCTTTATCCATTCGTTTTCAGCCATTTCTCCATCGCTCTTAAGGTAGTACCAATTATCTCTCCATTTAATCCATTTGGAAGTAACCATTTTACCATCCGAGCCGAGATAGAACCACTTACCTTTGGAATCCTTTTCCCAACCATTCTTTACTATTGTGCCATCTTTATAGTAATACCAATATCCGTTTTCTTTCTTCCAACCGTTCTTCATAATTTTAGCCGTCCATAATACATCTGGGATACATCCCTTCATACTTCTCTCATAAGAGTGCCATCCATCGTTGTGCCTGTAAGATGAGTCCTTGGTGTAAAGCCAATGCTGTCCGTTTTCGTATTTGAAATCTACAAAGCAGACATAGTGACCTCCAAAAGTCCACACCGTGGAATCTGGTGCTGTGCCTTTACCAAACAGAATGACTCCAACCCTATCGCCTTTTGAGACCTCTTCCCAAAACGATGACATTGTGTAATGCCTCATATGATTGCCTATATACTTATCAAGTCCAGCATCAATGCCAGCCCATTCTGTGCCGTTTCCATTAGTGGCATACTGACGCATAAACCCTATCGTGTCCTTTGGAGTGTAATTCCAATACTTGGATAATTCCATCGCACACATAGTCACAGCACATAATCCGCATCCGTCCGATTTTACAGTCCACGGACTTTTAGGATACGGAAGACTTGCCCATCTAGGGTCTCCTTGGTCAATTATTCTTGGGTTCATTTAACTCCTCCTTATCGTAATTCCTCTTAAGTACCTTAAGAACAATATCAAGGAACGCTACGATAGCCGTAATTGTCCCTACAATTTGTTCTCCATATGGGAATCCCCATATCCCAGCAAGTGCAAAATATAACGCTCCTATTGCTGGTAAAACAAGGTCTGCGATTGCTCTCAAAAAATCATAAGTGCTGTCTGAAATTCTCATCTTATGTCTCCTTTCTATTTCCATTTACCGTTAACTGACAAGTGAACTGTAGTCGGTGTTGATGTCGATACCGCAATCGATACCCTTGCGAGACGGAATCCTACGGACGTGGTATTGACTTCTATATTCGAGCAGAACATCAGCATACTTGACGGATTTGCATTCGCTTCGCCTGATACGATGGTGAATGGTAACGGAACGGTTATCGCATTTGAGTAATTCAGCTGACCCGAAGCGGTGTTCGATGATGGCTGAACTGAAGCCTTGCCCCAACACTTGAAGATTCCGCTTGCCCACTTCTGATACGTCCATATACCATCCGTATTAGTTTCTACAATATAATCGGCCTTTACTGCATTTACTAATTTTGTTAGCACTCCTTTAATCCCGACTCCAAATCTTGAAATTAAAGAAGACCACTCTGGATTATTCAA